AACTAAAGTTGAAACACAATGCTTCCTCACATCGATCAGTGGTTACCTAACGGCACCATCTGCGATGGAGGGGAGATTGTGAGAATTTGCAGTGAAAGCTCTTCTTTAGAAGAGCCTTTCCCTGATCCGGACTCTCTGATCACTTTTGACGATCAGCGACCAGCGGATGCTTTAGCATCCCTGCTCCATTTTAGAGTCCGGACTTTTGTAAAGAACCATCCAAATGCTCATAAGAGAATTTGTGATGTCTTTCCATTGGACAATGCGATCAAAAGACACATTGTTTCATGGATCACGGGGCATGGTCTTCTAAGAAGACCTGTCGCGCGAATGCTCGTTCAGAGACCAAGATCTGAATGGGAACAAATAGAAAGGGTTTGGCTATCCCTAGAGGATTGCCTCTTTCTATCATCTCCAGAATGTTTCATATATGAACATTCTAAGAGATACATACGGTATCTGTATAGATATACAGTTTCCGCAATCCTTGTCCAGGGGTATGAATACTTCCTGAAACAATGGAAAACCTTTTGCGTATATGTACGCTTCAAAGGTTTCAATGCTTTGGGGACCTGTCCAAAGGGTCCTCAAAGATTTCCGGGTTTCACTCCCGATGGGGAGTGGAAGAACCCAGGAATCCCATGGTTAAAAAGAGTTTTAACCAGGGGATTAAGATCAAAGGGGGAAGCCACAAGGCTTGCCCACCTTTGCTCTTCGAGAGGATTTCCTACCCCAACAAGGGATATGATAATCCGCTCTCTGGGACGCCATCAGCAACTGCTGAGTAGTGTTCCAACATGGGTTCCTCCCAAAAGGTTGGAGCTCATGTATCTTCTCTCTCGAAGAATCGGGAGAAAGATTAAAGCGGATCAGTTCCTAAAGGAAATGACAAATCCGCTTCACGTAAGCTTGACCAACAGCTCAAGCTTTGCGTACTCTCGGTCCGACGGTGGTCGGGCCGCAGAAGTCCAAGACGAATTTCTCCAGTGGGCGAAATTCGTGCCGGTTAATAAAGCTTCAAGACTTCACGTCTTGGGCTCTATTTTCACCGAGAAGCCTGGCATCGAAAGATGGAGGACAGTGGTGACTTCACCGCTTCAAGAAGATGAATCTTCTGAAGAGGTGAACTTTGGTGACCCATTACCCGGTGGACCTTTCCTATCGGAAAGACGGGCAGGCTATAATGCCAACTTGGGTTACCAATTACTCCAAGCTGCCTGCGACGCAGGTATCAAGAGAGGAGTACTGGATGTCGATTACAATGTAATCGATTATCCAATGCTTAGAGCTTCTGTTTCTTCAGAACCAGGAGGGAAAGCACGGATTGTCACCAGCAATGAATGGTGGTGTACAATCCTATTGCAACCATTAGGACACCTTCTGGTGTACCTATTGCAAACACTTCCTCAGGCAAGGGCTGGCCTGTCGGCCAGTGAGCCTGCGTGGGAGTGGACAGAGGATCTTCGTCGTCAGACGGAGAAAGGAGTCTTCGAGGAGTTCTATCATACGATGGGACTACTCACCAGTGATCTTAGCGAAGCGACAGATCACTGTAATAGGAATATCTCTAGATCTATGATCAAGGGATTCCTAGATGGAGTGGGAATCGATTACGATTCCACATACTTCAAACTTGCAATCGCTCTTCTTACGTCGAGAAGATTGCTCGTAACGGTCCGGCCTTCATAAGAAGACCGAAGTTCCGTACCTAACCGCATACTGTGATAGGTGGCAGGCTAAAGCCCGCAGACCGTCAGTAGCGTGTTTCGGTTCCGCCGGAATGCACTTAGTATGCGGATATACATCTCACATACCGGATATTTCCGGTGCATCCCTAACGGGTTTCATCTTCAG